CTCTGGCTTCTGAATTTCTTCTTCAATAATTTCATCGGATGTAGGCTTCTTAATCTTCTTGGCTTCTTTTTCTGCATCCTTAAGAATCTTATCTGCTTTTTTAGTTTCTTCTTCTAATTGTTTCTCGTCTTTAGCGCCTCTTGACTTATCAAGGGCTTCTTGATTCTTATTATCTCCTGCAATCTTGTCGTAAGCCTGTGCAAGAGCCATTTCAGCATCTCCACCTTGCTCACGGATTGCTGCAGCGATAGCTTCTGCTGGAACATCGCGTTCACGGCCATCTGTAAAATTAATCGGTGCATAACCTGTTGCCTTTTCAGTGTCGCTAACAGGTTCTACTGATGTAAGAAGAGCATCTTCTAGCTCTTCTGGTGTCTGATCATTTGCAATTGATACTGGATCATCGAACTCAAACTCTGGGGTGTATTCTTCGTTTGGATTAAATTCATATGCTCTATCTGGAACTTCATATGGGAATGAAGAAACTTTTTCTTTCTTTTCAGCTTTCTTTTTAGCTGGCTTAAAAATGTCATCTGCTTGATCGAGTAAAGGAACGTTGTCATCTGCAGTCTGTGGTTCTGGACGAGTATAGGTACGACCTTCTTCTTCATCTAGTAGAGGCTCGTTAAGCAAAATTTCATTATTTACGTCTTTCCAAGACTGAGCAAATGCAAGTGGAGTATTTTTTCCACGTTGGTAGACACCAAAGACTGGTTCATCAAGGTCCCACATCTGCCTTCCTGAATCGGCATCTGTCTCACCCTTCTTAATAAGCTTTGGCTGTGCCTTATCTAGCTCATCTGCACGCTTTTGACCATCTGAGATAGCTTGCTGTGCATCTTTAGGAGTATTAAATTTAATAATGTCGTATTTGTCGTCTGTATACTTAACAGAGTTAGGGAAACGACTACCGTCGTCTTTACGATAGATACTCGGTGCATCTGAGACAACGATGCTGCTTTCTGGAAGTACTTGTGCGCCTTGAGGAACTTCTGCTTCTGCTGGAGAGTATCCATCTTCAGAATCTTTACTCTTAATGAATGCTTCAAGACCTTCACCGAGCTTTGTAGGAACTGTTGCTACTTTTCCCTTACCCATTTCAATGTCAACAAGGTTTGGATCAAACATGTTCTGGTTAAGCAGTTCTCCAGAAAGACTCTTGGTTGAGCCATCGTTTCTAGCAACATAAACACGGAAACCATCTGTGGCTCTCTTACCTAAAGATGCTCCCATATTGATCCAGCGCTCGAAGCGGTCTGAAAGCTGTATAGCTTCACGAGCACGACGAGCTGCAGCAGAGTTTTTACCTGCAAAAGGATTTGCAGCAGCTATTAAAACTTCAAGAGGTACTTGTCCTTGAGGCATACTCTCTAAGCGAGTCATCGAATACTTGTGCTCTGGTGAATCAATAGGAGAAAACATTGCAGAAGCAAGTAAGCCCTTTACTGTCTCATCCTTAATGCGTGGATCATCAAGTACCCAACGCATCTGAGCCTCTGCAAGTGCAGATGCTGTCATTGTGTTCATGCGAGTTGATCTTGGGTGAGATACTGGAAGTAGGTCTGTGTTAAATGCTTCTAGGCCAACAATTTTGTTGTACTTTGCTAGAGAGATGTAGTTAGAAAGCTCTGTAAGTGCTTGATGCTTACGAATTGAGAAAGGAAGTCCTCTAGTCTTCTGTAAAGAACGAGCAAGAACCTTGTATGCAGATCTACGATTTACTCGACGACTTGTTGTAGAAAATTCATTTGCTTTTTCAAGTAAAACATTTGCTTCTTGACGAATAAAACGTGCCTGTTCACGGCTGCTATATGCTCTGTAAGAGCTTACAACAATTTTATTCTCCATCTTCTTCTCCCTTTATTGGAAGAAGGTCTCCATCTAAACTTTCATAACCAAGAGATGCTAAAAGATATGCTCGCTTGAATGGATTTTCTCCATTACGAACTCCACGAAGCCAAGATGCACGAACTGCGTGCTCTGCTTCATACCCGAAGCCTGAATACTCTGCCATAGCAAGAATTGCTTCTTCTGGAGATGAGTAATCTTCTTCAGCTAGAAGGTCAATATTTAACTCTTGTTCATAACGCCACTCGTTAGCAAGCTTTGCTAGCTCTTGCGGTGATTGGATTTCGTTTCCGAGCTTCTCACCTTCGAGAACTCCGACATCAACGACGCCATCTGGAATAACCGCGAAGCGACACTTACCTTCGTCCTCGACTTTGAGTTCGATGATTCTGCACGAGCCATTACCCATGTATAAAACACAGTTAGAGCATTTGACTCCGATACCTCTGACATCATTTTCGGCTGGAGGTGTGTATCCTGCCCAGATTCCTGTGGCATCTTCGTTAAATCTTCCATATTTTTCTGCAATCTCGATTAGCGCTTCTGCTAAATCGCTTTCTTCAGGAACCAAACCTGCTGAAGCTGCAATGGAGTTTGATTTCTTAGTTGAACGTGGGTGTCCAGAAGGAAGCAAGTCATTATCTGTTTTGTACGCAGAGTTTGATGGTTTTCCAGACTTCAACAATTTAAGAAATGCATTTACTCGACCCATTGCCCACTGGTTGCGAGTCATTCCTGGACGGTGTGATACTGAGTAAGCACCTGCACCTCGACGATATACAGCTTTTAACATTCCAACAGTTGCACGACGACCCTTACCTGCTTTTTCGTTGTGCTGTTCTACTTTATTCTTCAAAGACTTCTCTACTGCTGCGGAAAACTTAACCTTACGAGTTCCAGATGCAGATCCTTTAGCATTTTTCTTAGAACCCTTAACTTGATCCTTTTTAGGAGCAGGTGTTTGTGAAATTGTTCTATTTTTCTTTGCTGCAAACTCTGAATCATCTGATGCATCGACAGGAACACAGTTAGGAACCATTTTTCCGTCTTTGCCTTTCTTCATACCGACTTGCTTGTAACCTTCCCAGCAAGGATCGCCAGCTGCAACAAGTGAAGTAGTTACAACGTCGATTGACTCATCAGACATTACTGCTCTTGCCCTTCTGTTGGAGCCTCGGCTGTAATACCTGCTGCTTCTGCACCTTGACTTGCAGCATCTAATGCTTGCTGTAGCTCAGGTGGGATAGGAGCAACTGAAGATTGCTGTTGCTGTGAGCGAACTGTGTTAATAACTTCTGGTGCAATTGCTGAAAGCATTGCCTCTGTAAACTCTGGTGTAAGTACGCCACGCTCTTGTAGGAGACGGATTGAAAGTTCCTTTGGAGTAGGTGCATCTGCGTCTGAGAAGCCGTGAGCACGGCGCCATGTGTTTGCAGAAACTGCCATACGATCAAAACCTGCATCTGCATCTGTTGCACGGTCATTGCGAGTTGCAATTGCTGATGGGTCATACCAAACAACAATCTTGTTAACTTGTGATTCTTCAAAACCATTTGCAATAAGGTATGGACGAAGATAAACAACTGTAAGAGCATCTGCAATGAGCAACATAAGAGGCTCAATGTGTGCCTTGTATAGTGACTCATCAATTTGCATTGCATTTGAGTACTTAACATTTGCCAAACCTGTTACAACATCCTTTGGGACATCTAGTCCTTGAAGGATGCGCTCTAGTACACGATCAGAACGCTCAGCAAGTGCTGGGTCGAATGAACGCTCAAACTTAAATTGCTTAATCTTGTCGCCAAGTTCTGCTGGGCCACGAATGATAAGTGGGACAACTGCTGATGCAGACTCTTCATCACGAATCGGAGTTGTCATCGCATCCATCAACTGCTCTTCAAACTCATCCTCTGCTTCTTCAGCAGTAAAGTTTGGACCGATACCATCTTCGGAATCGTAAGGAAAATCTCCATCGCCTTGTGCAGCAACAGAAAGTCCGTCTGGCAAGTAAAGAGCACCTGCGTTTAGACGAGAACGTGCAGTTGCACGGAATGTTCTGTTGAGGAGAAGAAGTTCGGCGCAGAGATCTAGCAAACCACGAAGTGATGAATCTGCTTCATCTGAAAAACGAGGATGTGAACGCCACATGCGTCCAACAAATGCATTCTTACCTAACTTTGAATTCTTATCGATTCCACCTTGTGTTGTAGTGGACTGTTCACGACGACCAATAACATTGAAACCTCCACGAGGATCTGTTGTTACTTCATCAACGGAACGAATGTCCCAAGACTCTGGCAAGTTATATGCTGGTCGTGCTGGCATCTGTACTAGGTAGCACTCACCAGCAACTGAAAGGTTTAGAGCGGCATCTCGCAAGAGACCTGCTTGTCCACCGTATGCAGAATTTAATCGTGCAAGTGCACGTTCTGCTGCAGCCCCAAGACGATCATCGACTAGCTCTGATTGACGAACAGAGATTGGAGTCTCTGACGGGTCATCAACAACTGCTGCATAAATTCTAATACGAGATACAACTGATGCAACTAAATTAAATGCGTATTTGATTTCACCAATTGCATCGTAGTATTCCCAAGCTTCGGCTTGCCATGCGCTAGATCCAGCAGAACGACGAATTCTAAATTGTTCGAATTCACCCTTGTCATTAATCTTAATTTGTGCCGCTGCTGCGGTAAGAGTTCTAGGTGTTGAGTATGTTGCTGACTGCGCTGTGTTTGTAAAAACGCTTGAAATTGTTGAAGGAGTATCCTTCTTGCGAGTTAGCTCTTGAGACGGTGGTGTTATTTCGTCATTGGTAAATATAC